AAGAAACGTGTCAGTTTAGAGAAGTCGCCCTTTTGTCTGAAACTTATCATATGGATTCCCCTTTTATAAAAGTTCGTTTACTCTCTTCTGTACGGCTGAATAATCATAGCCAGCTTTAGTGATGCGGTTCTTTCGGTCTTGGCCATTACCCCATAGACCCTGAATGACTTCTCGGGCGATTTCATCGATACTTTTCTTCGAAGACGTGGTCACTGCCGTTCCACTTTTCGTGGTAATGTAAGTATCAAAACCAGCAGCTTTAAGTTTAGCGGCCATAGCATCTGCGTTTGATTTTTTGCTAAAGGCGCCAACCTGAATTTTGTAGAGGTTATCTACTTTTACCATATAAGTATCAAATCCAGCGGCTTTTACTTTGGCCAACATAGCCTCGGCATTTGCCTTCTTACTAAATGCTCCTGTCTGAACTCTATATAAAATTTCGGGTTTAACATTAGGAGAGCCGCTATTTAGCTTCGCATTTACTTCGGATGCAATTTGTCCTAGACGATTATAAATATAATCACCAGGACAAGACTTATTAGCAAACCATCGATGAACGGTCATGTTCTGTTTATCTGGCTGACCAATTAAAGATTTATCCGCTTTCCACTTAAGTTCTGGAATACCATTTCGTTTGCAAATATCGACTAACAGTTCTATTAAAGCTTTATAAACTTTATCATTGATAGCATAAGGGTGAGTTTTATCGCTGGCACACTCTATGGTAATTGCTCGGTGATCATTAGCAGCGTTAGAAGAGCACCATGAACGGTCTTTTTCTTCGACATACATTCCGATCCGACCGTCTGCACCGATACCATAGTTAGAAGATGCCTTACGAGAAGCAGATGCAAAAATATTACCAAGGGTCTCCACTGAGCATTGACCGACAACGCAATGAATTGTAATGGTGTCAATTTTATGGTTCCTTGGGCTGGTCTTGTTTGGGCTAATTTTGGTATAACTAACCAAAGGGCTATTACTCATGACTACTCATCCTTTCCATATGTTTTGAACTGGCTGATTGTCTGAATAACCTTATCATAGCCTACCATTGCGCAAAGCCAGCTCATAAAAATAAGTGCGATTAAATAAACAACGACCTGGGCAGTGAAACCAATGTTGGTAATAAAAATATAACCGGTGCCAATAGCAGCAGAAAGAACCAGCGAGACTAATCCGGTAATAGTGTTGGCACGGTAATCCACGTTGTGCTCAATCATAATTTTCTTTACAGCTTCCGTTACAAGCCCAGTAAGCGTCGATATTACAAGCAATCCAAGAAAAAAAGTTTCAAATTTAACCATGTTCTAATCCCCTCCATTTTTTTACGTTTCTCCGATATATCAATCCTTTCTATATCATCCTCTCGTGTTCAATCGCTTTCTGCGAGCGGCGTTTAGAGCGGCGTTTCTGCTCATAATTTCTTTTCTGCTTCTCTTTTTTGGAGGCTGATTTTTAATATTGCAAACCTTAATTAAAGTAAGAAGACGGTTAAGATGCCATTTTTGGCACTCAAATGGTATATTTAAAGCGATCATCCAATAATAGATAAGCTCGGCTGTAACTTGCTCTCTACTGGTTTTACTGTTTTTTTCATCCGAAAAATAAGTTGCGGTCATTGGGGCATCTATATAATTATTAATCTCTTCAATGTTTTTATTTGTAAGATAATTATAAACCTCTGGTTTTACGTTTTGCGTAATGGTCATGCATTTTATATAATCCAAAGTTTCTTCAAACGTTTTTTCCTGTTTTGTTAGAAATGGTTTACACCATTTGGATTCCCATTTTGAAAGAGAGACGAGAGAATGCTCCAGTTGTAATGTCTGTTCTTTTGTGATAACGAATTCCTGTTTTCGCTCGTCCCATTGTTCAACGGCTGGTATCGTAATTTGAAGCATTCCTCAATCCTCCTTAACTTTTTATTGTTGTTTAACGGGCGCTGCTATTTGAGTGGTATTCGCCGGAATGATCCCATTCACAAACTTTGCTGCTGCATCTGCATTTGTTGCCAATTCCATGAACAACTGAGAATAGGCCTCTGTTTGAGAAAAGGCGGTAGAAAGTTCTTCGGATTTAATAAACCTTCTTCCATCAGGAGACTTCTCACCGTAAGCCTTAAGAATGATTTCTTTAAAGATCTTGATGATTCTTTCACCGTCCTGAGCAGCGACAATCTTACTAAGCATTTGGGACATACCACCAGAAACACCCAATTCCATTTCCATAATTTCTGCCTTTGAGAGATTGAAGTAGAAGTCCTCTGTTCTTTCGTTTCCGTCAAAGTCCGTGTAAGTAATGGTTTTTTTCAACATAATAATTTTCTCCTTTCGAATAATAAAATTGGAGCTCCCATCATTTCGGAGAGCTCCGTTAAATATAAGAAAAATGAGGATTAATTTACGGTCATAAAGTTATAAACCACAGCACTAAGCGCCTGACCATAAATATCAACAACTCCTCCAACCGTAACAAGGTATACAGTGCCAGCTGAAAGATTCTCAGTCGGCTCGAACGTCAATACTTTACCTGCCGTGTCCCAAGTCTTTGTTCCCTCAACAAGTGTTCCGTCGTCTTTGGTGACAATGATTGACTCACGAGAAATCTTGTTGTTAAAGGTTAGAACAATGTTAGAATCAACCGCAACATTTGAAGCTTCATCGGCGGGGGTAATTTCGACTAAGGCGAGAGCACTCGGTGCGTCCGCCTCTAACAGAGCAGCAATTTCGTCAGGCAACGGCAAGTATGGATCAGCATTTGCCGTTCCATAAAGAATGTCCTCAAGCGCTTCCAATTTTGTAGCATCTACTTTTGTAGAATCGATAGTAATAGAAGCAGTTGGTTTAAATCCTGTTACAGAAACAGGAGTTGTAGTAATTTCCCAAGAGAAAGTAATAGCCTCTGGGCTATCGTTAATAGTGGAATAACCCTTTTCTGAAGGGGCGGCCAAAGCACCATAAATAAGATGTAGTTTGTAACCGTAGTCGTTGCCATCAGCGTCGTTACCGAGTACAGTCTTATAAGAAAGCCCAAATGCCTTACGGTTCTGTTGTCCAATCATGACTCCAGTAGCGATTTCGGCAGATCCATCACACTGAGCAAATTCATCAGGATAGGTATAAGCTTCGATAGTGGCGCCGAACTCCTCGGCAGACATAAGATTAAGATACTTGATATTATCAGCATAAAGAGGTGTCGCTTCAGCACCAGAAGGACTCTCGGTAACGGATATAAGACCATTCCAGGCAACACCCTTAGGATATGTGCCGTTTTCCGCCTGAGGATAAAGAACACCCTGATTTACACCGGTTTCGTAATAACGTTCACCGGTCTTGTCCCAAACAAGTTTTGACATATTTATGTCCTCCTTTTTTTTTAAAATTCTAGAATGAAAACGTCATGGTTGAGGTTATCCGATTCGAAATGTCGATTAAATCTACAAGTTGGAAGTTGTGAAATCTTTTCGACAATTTCGCTATCTGGATCCTCGTCGATGACTGTTATTAAATATTTTCTTTTAGACAAATATACCCCATCATTGGCAAACGTGTTCTCGATGTCTTCGAGACCGTAAACAATGGCCGGGTATTTCATCTTTACTGACTCAGGGGGTTGAAAATACACATTTCGACTCCCGAGTATTTCCTCGAGTAAAGTCTGTAGTTCTAGTCTACTGGACATTGTATACACCCCCTATAGTCAGTATTAGTCTTGGGTACTGAACTTCAACATTTGTTATCTTCCATTTAGCACCCATGAACTCAACGTAGCGCATCGAATGAAAATTCTCATTGGCAAACGGATCGGCTACAATGCTGATCTCATTTGCAACATTGACGTTGTCGTTGAGTTGGTCGGTGGTCTGAAGTCTACGAGTATTTCGAATAAGATCTCCATAGTATGTTCTTTCGGTTATTTGCTCTTTCCACACTCCTGGCTTTGTTTCCACCGTTTCAGCGTAGCCGATTACTCCGTAAAATTTAGCCATTTTGAATTCTCTCCTTTGCTAATTAACTTTGCTAATTAACCTTCGGCTGTATACTCTTTAGACTTCAACGTTGTTAGAACCGCTGTGGACGCAGTCGTAGTGTCCGCCTTCACATATGTCATAGTTCCAACATTAGAAGATATTACATAACTGGTCGGCAAATACTCGGTTGTGCCGTCAAGAATTACTGCACCCTTAAGGAACAAGTCCCTTAGATCATCTGCTGAGATTTTAACCTTTTTGTCGGGGTCTGCGTATGCATATACGTCATCCGCCTTAACATAAATGTATGTCTTTCTAACATGCAAATCCTCATATCTTTCATAAACTTTAGACATGTTTGTGTCCTCCTTATTAAATATTTGAATTTTCCTCCCATAATTAAGCAATATTAATCTTCTTCTGTTTCAAGTACTAGGTTGTCAATAGAGTAAACCTTTGTAATTGATTTACCATCTAGGGTAGTTACAACTCTGATTCCTTGGTCAGACGGTTCGATTCGACCAACCCAATTCATGTCCTCGTCAAGCGCTACTGGACCAGAAGTACCTCCGATAATTTCTACAGTTGTTGTAGCTCCTTCGCTGTGTTGGAACTTGAGAACTAAGAAATTACCAGATTGTTCGTCAACGTTACCAGAGAAGCCAGTGTAATCGGTTACATAGTGTAGGACACCTTCTATAGAATTATCATTGACAATAATGCCTGACTGCAAGTCGCCTACAGACTTGCCAAGTACTACTGCCTCGCTATTCTCAGGCTCAACAACGAGACTTATTGAAAAGTCAGTTCTAAAGCGATGGCAGAGTAAGGTTTAATTAAAGCACCAGAGCAGCGAGTCTCAATAAGGTACTTTTGAGCATTGTAGTCGATATCGAAATCGTCGAACATGTTAACGGCTCCACCTTTATCTGCACCGATATTGTAATCGGTCAAGTTGACGATGATACCCATAAGGCTATATGTAGCACCATTGTCGACTCTGCTGAGATTTTCCATTACTGGAACGGTTACGATTTCCTTAACGCGAAGAGCAGTAGCAAGCTTCGAAACAGAATCGTAGATAACTCGACCAGTGGTGTCTTCCATAAGCAGACAATCGGTAAGAACATCCTCAGTGGTGTAAAGAGTTGGTTCGCCGGAACCCTTGTAGTTCTTTCTGGACTTGATAGCCGCACGAATAAATGCCTTAGCTTTCTGGTCGGCGGTAGCATCAGCAGCAACAGTTACAGGAGCCTTAATGGTGTATAGATCAGCGTCGGTCCAGATAGGACGAATATTCTGTTCATTAATCTTGTCATCGGAAGAAGCCAAACGACCGTCCCCAACCAGAACAGCTCTGGCGATTTCCTCATCCAACATTACACGCATCTCAGATTTGAGCCAAGCTACAACATCGAAATCCACGATATCAACAACGTCGTCGCGATCAAGCTTCTGCTTCTTATAGATGGTAGTAGGAGTTGTGGTTCTCTTAAGCAGAGAGAAAACTTCATCCTTCTTTAGATTACCTTTAATATAACCTTTGGCTCTGGCATCTTCCTCTGTGATGTCCGCGAAGATAGACTTAATTCTGGAGAACGGAGTGTGGTGTACAGATTTCATAACCTTCTGAACCCAACCCGTATCCCTTTGGATAAACTGAGGGGTATTAGTAACATTTTGAGCATCAGGGAACAGGTAATCGATATTTTCGATACCATGAGCGAGAACAGCATCTCTAAGACTACCGTAACGCTTAACATCGGAGAAGATGGCCTCTATATCGGAATGACTAAGAACATCCTCCTTAGCGTATTCCTGATCAAATACATTATGTTTCATAGTTTTATTTCCTCCTTTAGAATCGTTATTATTGTTGTTATCTTCGGACTCTTCTTTTTCCTCAAGAGCCTGTCCGATCATAGCATAGACTACCGTTTTCTGTTTCTCATTAAGAGTTTCAAATACGTCGGCAACGGTTTCTTCAGTGTCTTTTTTTTCATCGGGCTTCTTTTCGTCCACGGGTTTGTCCTCCTTTTTCTCATCGGAATGATATAGAGAAATGTTTTTACCAGTATAAATAATGGCTTCCTCGTCGGATGTCTCTCCGTGCCGAATAACGGCATCGATGAAAGCTCCTGGATTTGCACCGGCTAAAACAAGACTCACTTCGCGAATAGCTCCGTGAAGAACATTGGAACCATTCTGTTTTAATTGATTAGCGTATATGGATAGAGCAGATACGTCGCCGTGTTCAACTAAAAGTTTTGCATTTTTTCCAGATTCTGTTTCGTTGAACTTGCAATAAGCATAAACTCCCTCTTCACGATTCTCGAGTAAAGCATGCCCAAGAATGTTAAGAGGATCATTGTGCTGGTGGTTCCATACGAGGGGAACTGTCTGCCCGTCATTATGTTTAAATGCATCTTTCATGATGGTCCTTCCATCAGAGCATTTGAGATTATTTCGGGTAGCCCAGCCACTGAAATCAAATGTCTTCATTTTGAATTTTCCTCCTTTAATTAGTTATTTGCCATCTCGATCTTTTCTCCAGTCGCATCATTTGATAGGTCAGTTTTATCACTCTTAGGTTCGCTTAGATTCTTATTCCTGAGTTCGTCTGCTTTCGGGTCATCCGACGGCTTCATTCCGATGATCTGTCTGATTTCGTTCGACGACATTATCTCGTTTCGAGTAAACTTGTCAGCAATTTCAGAAATTTCGTTAACTGGAACAAGCTTGAACGGATCTCTGAAGAATGAAATCGACTGCAATTGTGACCGAGCGGTTTTGGTTAGAAACTTTCGTTCCATTTCATCAACAATAGCCGAGAGAATAGGTTCAATTGTTCGGTTGTAATAATTGAGCATTGTTTTATCGTCAGCAGTACCATCTAATATACTCTGAGTGATTCCTAACTGGCTGTATAGCATACTCGTTAGATATTCAATCTGTTTCATTAGATTGTTTTCGACTGAACGATTCAATTGAGTAATACGCTCGGTACCATCTGTATAGGCGATACCATACTTAGAACCTGCCAATTGATTTTCTATATCTTTACGCCGATTTTCGGCTTGTTGACGCCTTGCCTCTGTTTTAATTACATATGGTAGTTGAATAATTAAATCCAATTTACCAGAACTGCTTTGTTCGTCGACCACGTCCAATAAATTAAGTTTTCGAACAAGTCTTTGCATGGTCGAATTGGGTTCGTTAATAACTGCATATAAAGGATTTTCAACGATAGCAACCGTTTTTTTAGGAAGTTCTATGTCTTCTTTAAGGCCGGTTTTCTCGTTATATACTCGAACCCTAACGTGATTTGGATACCAATCCAAAATTTTACCAGTTCGCATTGAATTGATATCATAGGAACCAGTGATTTCGGGATTAAAGGTTGTGTCGACTGGAACAATAGCCACACATCCTTCGTCAAGCATTGACATAACTACGTCTTGTAAAAAAGCTCGACCAGTTTGATCAACGTTGGCTTCGACGGTGAGGCAGTTGTTTAATCCAGAGTCGATGACTGATAGAAAACGATTATTTTCATCTAATCGAACATGTTGGACGTTGATAGCCGCTGCGTCCAAAGCAATACGATTGTACACTGAAGTTACTATCGAACGCTCATTTCCGCGTGTTAGTCTCGGTCTATCCGGACGGTAAGTATAGCTAGTTCCAACATTTTTGTAATAATCGGTGGGGTCTTTGTTAAAAAAAGCATTCCACGCATGTTTTAATCTGGAAGCAAATGATTTCTCCATTTTGAATTATCACCTCCTCGCTTCGACTTTATCCACAACGGTACTTCTGTATGCCACTTTCCCTGACTCATAGATCCCATTCTTGAGTTGGTTCATGTTATAACCTTGATCAAC